ATATATACGAAAATACCAAAACAAATAAGACTCAATTAGAAGTTCTTATGAAAGAAGTTGTTGGTTTTATAAAAGATGGTGATACTGCTGTTCAGATTATCCCTATGTTAAAAGAATATTTAGAGATTAATGTTAAAAACGATGACCAATTGGTTAAAGTGGCTGCTATAGTACAAAGAATAATAGCAGCTGAGAGTAAGGGTGGTTCAGAAGATGAGTTTGGTTTATCTGATGCTGAAAAGGAGCAATTGTTAGGAGCGATTGAGGATGCAGCTACGGACTTACAAAAACATTCAGACGATATAACTGATGACATAAAAAGGGCTGAGGGTTAATGTCTTATCGTAAAAGTTCTTTCGTTTATAATAGAGAAGTTACCAAAACTGGAGTAGCAAGTTATGAAGATGTCTACAGTATTATACGTGATAACGTAGATAATGAAGTTGAATTTTATGAGATTGAACCAGCTATAGTAACTAAAGTATATTTAGAACCTAAAGATTTACCATATTCAAATGGTATTTCAGATTATAGTAAGTATGGTACGATAAAAGCTAGATTTTTATACAGTCAAAGCGGAGATGACGAGATTTCTGAATATATAAAACCACTATCTTCTCATATGGTGGTATATCCATTAGTTGGAGAAATTGTAAATATAGCTAGTCACGGTGGACAGATGTTTTATTATTCACCTTTGAATTTAAGAAATAACGTAAATATGAATAGGTCTAAGGGTGTATTGCCTGATGGTTCTGTAAAATTGAATATAACAAAATACAACAGAATGCTAGCTTCAAAAAAAGGTGATATAAATATAAATGGTAGATTTGGTCAGGGTATAAAATTTGGTAGTAATATAGATGGAAATGGAGATTACAGGTTTCCAACCGTAAAAATTACTAATGGACAAAACAACGATAGAAGAAAGATAAATAATGATTTTTTTCCACATATACAGAATATAAATTTGGATGGTTCTACAATATTAATTTCTTCTGGTGCATTAACAAATGAAAATGATATTTTAATACCAGCAGCTGATTCTTCTTGGTGGCCTGTAAAATGGAAAACATCTATTACAGGTAATATCATTATGTTAAATTCTGATAGTTTGGTTTTTAATGCTAAAGGTGAATCGGGAGATATTCATCTTTCTGCTAATAGAAATATTGCTTTATCTTCTAATTACTCAATAACATTAGAAGCAGGAGAAACAGGTGTTATAAATTTAGGAGAAGCTGATGCTACGAATCCTATTTTAAAAGGAAAAGAAACTCAAGATTTACTTGAAAAGGTATTCGTTGCTTTATCTGAATTTTCAAATACACTTAAAAACGTAAAAGGAACTGCAGAAATAAACGATGCTGCAGAATTAATGTTTGATAAAATTAAAAACATAGAAGAAACTGCTTTACCTAAAGTTTTTAGTAAAACAGTCTATGTAGTAGATGAAAAGGATTAGGGGAAAGTAAAATGGCTATTGCGGCAAATCTTTTAAAAAAAGAAATAAAAAAAGAATTTGGTGAGATTACAAAGAAGTTAGATCACGATGTTGATTGTATCGTAGAAGATTTAAGAAAAGGTAAGGGTGCTGGTTTAAACATTAAGAAAACTCAAGAATATATAGAAAAAGCTGAAAAGGCTATAGAGATAATTCTTTTTGTAAGGGATAATGCTGATAGAGTAAAAAAGGCTACTGAGGCTACCACAATAACATCAGAAGCTACTGAAAAGTCAAGTGTAATCGCATCTGCTTTAAATCCAGCCGCAGCTGCTATAGGATTTGCTACTAGATTTATAGTTGAAAAATTAAAACAAGAAGTAAAAGATTTAGATAATGTTATTGAAGTAGTTCCAGCTCTTACAAAAAATTTTAGCGATTTTTTGCAAAGGTCTAGAAGAAAAATTACTGTGGCATTAGTAGAAAAAGCCTTAAAGGATAAGGTTGCTAAAGATAGAACAAATATGATAGGTTAGTATATTTATATAAAATAGTAAGGAGTTAATGATGGCTAAATCAGCAAAATTAGTTAGTTTAATTAGAGAAATAGTTAGACAAGAAGTTAAAAAAGAGATTAAAGAGATATTTATTAAGGAAGGAATGAAGTCTATGACTCAGCAATCTAAAATAGTAGAGGATACAGTTGTAGAAGTTCTACCAAAAAGAAAGCCAAAACCAAAAAAAGAAGTAACTTACACAAAAAACCCAGTGTTAAATGATATATTAAATGAGACTGCTAGAGCTGGTGAAGAGGATGAATATCCAACAATGGGTGGTGAAACTTTTGATAGTTCAAAAATGGCAAGTATGATGGGCTATGGTAATGTGATGAGAAGCTCTGAAGATAAACGAAAAGTGGGAGCTATACAGACAGCACAGGCAGTTGGCGCTGATACATCAAATCCAGCAGTTCAAGATGTAATGAGCAACCTTACTAAAGATTATAGTGGTGTAATGAAAGCTTTGAAGAAGAAGGATGGTAAAGTATAATGAGTGTAATAGGAAATGACTTAAATGAAGATGTGTATATTGGAGTGGGATTACCGTTGGGACACAACCTACAAGGATTTTTTGAAAGGACAAAGACATCTTTAGAACAATCAAAACATAATATCAAAAATCTTTTATTGACAAGAAAAGGAGAAAGATTGGGGAATCCTACCTTTGGTTCTGATTTATTTGCTGTCTTATTTGAACAAGAAGGAGATGATATAGAAACTAAGGTAGAAGAGGCTGTTCGTTCTGCTATGAGTGAATTTTTACCATTTGTAAACATAATTAGTATACAGACTGTATTCTCACCGACAAATAGAAACGCTGTTAATGTTTCTATGCAATTTTCTTTAAACATAGATTCTTCTTCAACAGAAAATTTATCTATAGATTTAAATAATTATTAAGGAGAGGGGTAATGCCATATTCAAAACCTAAAAAATCAGTAAAGGAAGTTAGATATCTAAATAAAGATTTTACATCTTTTAAAGATAACCTTATTGAGTTTACTAAAATCTACTTTCCTAATGAATATAATGATTTTAATGAATCCTCTCCTGGTATGATGTTTATTGAAATGGCATCTTATGTGGGTGATGTTTTATCCTACTATATAGACAACCAATTTAAAGAAAGTTTGTTAGCTTTTGCTGAAGAAAAAAAGACAATTTATAATATGGCGCAGTCTTTAGGATACAAACCGACATTAGCTACAGCGGCTTCTGTTGGGCTTGATATATTCCAAACTGTTCCAGCAACAACAAGCGGGGTAGGTGGTGATTTTACGACAAAGCCAGATTTGACATATGCTCTAAATATAAAATCTGGAATGGAAATTTTATCAGATTCTAACGTTACATTTGTAACTACAGAAGATTGTAATTTTAAATTTTCAAGCTCATATGATCCAATGCAAGTTTCCATTTATGAAAGTTCAGGAGATACTCCTGTAACTTATTTACTTCAGAAATCTGTAAAGGCTTCTAGTGGAAATATTACCACAGAATACATTCAATTTAGCGATGCTGAAAAGTACAAAAGGATTGCTTTGGCAAATTCTAATATAACAGAAATAATTTCTTGTACGGATAGTGATGGTAATAGTTGGTATGAAGTTCCATTTTTAGCTCAAGATACTGTATTTACAGATATGGAAAATTTAGAAACCAATGATGATGAATTATATACTTACTCTGACCAAGCTCCATATTTATTGAAGCTCTTAAAAACATCAAGAAGATTTACGACATTTATTAGAGAGGATGGTAGAACGGAAATGAGGTTTGGTGCTGGTACATCAGATAGTCCTGATGAGGAGATTATTCCAAATCCTGATGAAGTTGGTTCATCTTTACCAGGCTCTCCTAGTTATTTAGATACCGCTTTTGATCCGTCAAACTTTTTAAAAACAAAAGCATATGGACAGGCTCCATCTAATACTCAATTAACTATTAGGTATAGATACGGTGGTGGTGTTAATCATAATGTAAGAGCTAACAGTATAAGACAGGTTCAATCTTCAAATACTAACCTAGATGATTCTGGTTTATCATCAGCATTAGTATCACAAACTAGAAATTCTGTTGGGATAAATAATCCATTACCTGCTGCCGGTGGTAGGGGTGCCGAAAGTGTAATTGAAGTTAAGAACAATGCTTTAGCCTACTTTCAGGCTCAGGCAAGAGCTGTAACTAAACAAGACTATATTACGAGAGTTTATGCCTTACCTGCAAAATATGGTAATATATCAAAGGCTTATATTGTACAAGACACTCAACTAGATAGCAGCTCAGGAGCAAACTCCGATAATAGGGTGATAAATCCATTGGCTCTTAATTTATATGTATTAGGATTTGATGCTGGTAAAAGATTAGCAGTAGTCAATAAAGCAGTTAAAGAAAATATACAAACATATTTAACACAATTCAGAATGGTTACTGATGCTGTAAATATAAAAGATGCTTTTATAATTAATATAGGCGTACAATTTAGCTTACTAACTAAATCAGGTTATAACAAACAAGAAGTTGTTTTAAGAGCAATACAAAAAGTAAAAGACTTTTTTAATATAGATAAATGGCAAATTGGTCAGCCAATTGTACTATCTGATTTAGCTTATCAGATATCGTTAACTGATGGAGTATCTGCTGTAGTTCCTCCTGAGAATAACAACCCAAGTGGTTTACCTGTATTGATAGGTAATAAGTTTCAAGAATCAGAAGGTTATTCGGGAAATGTTTATGACATTGTTTCGGCGACTAAGGATGGTATAGTTTACCCATCATTAGACCCAAGTTGTTTTGAATTAAAATTTCCAAATGCTGATATAGAAGGTCGTGTGGTTGGCGACTCAGCTGGAAGTCCAGGCAATTCTAACGGAGGATCTTACTAATGAATTATTTTATTTTTCCTGATATAGACACAACTATATATCAAGCAACTGGTAGTTCAAATACCGGTCTTGATGAGATATTAGAAGTAACAAAAACTATGAGTACTTCTGGTGGTAATGTAAAAGTATCTCGTATTTTAATTAAATTTGACTTAACTGAAATTTCAGGTTCTATTGTAGATGGAACTATTACAAGTCCAAAATTTTATTTGAATATGTATGATGCTAATTCTCAAAATTTAACCACATCTCAAGAATTATACGCATATCCAATAAGTTCTAGCTGGGTTGAGGGTGAAGGAACTTATTCAGATAGTCCTATAACCACAGAAGGTGCTAGTTGGAAATTTAGGGATGGGGCAACAAATGAAAGTTATTGGAGTGGTTCAGCTACTGAGCCAGAAGGTGGTGCTTGGTTTAGTGATGTCTATGCTAGTCAGTCATTTGAATATGAAACAAGTGATATGAGAATGGATGTTACTCCTATTGTAAATAAGTGGTTAGATGAAACATATGTAAATGATGGATTTATAATTAAGAGGAGTGGAAGCTTTAACAACGAAGATGTTAACACAGATGAGGGTAGTTCGGAGAGATTAGGTGAATTTAGATTTTTTTCAAGAAACACCCATACAGTTTATCCACCAAAGCTAGAAGTAGAGTGGTTTGATTCTAAATGGAGTCCTGGTTCTTTAGAAGAACTATCCTCTACAGAATTAGAAGATTTATCTTTTTATATGAAAAGTCTAAGGCCTGAATACAAAGAGAAATCAAAAGTCAAATTTAGAATTGTTGGTAGAGCTAAATATCCTACAAAATCTTATTCAAATACTGCCTCTGAATACCTAACTGTAAAAACTTTACCAAGTGGTAGTGTAGAAAATATAGGTGGTGATGGAACTTACTATTCGGTAAGGGATACTCAAACAGAGGATGTTATTATACCATATGGTACAGGTTCTTTAGTTAGTTGTGATTCAACAGGAAATTATTTTAACCTTTGGATGAACGGACTTCAATCGGAGAGATATTACAAATTTGAATTTAAGGTGATAAGTGGAAGTAATACAGTTGATGAAACTGTAGAATATTATGATGATGATTTTGTATTTAAAGTTGTGAGATAAAAAATGCCATACACACAAGAGGAATTAAAAAACCTATCATTTTATCAAAATTTAATTGATGAGGATGAACAACAATACCTACAGAGAAGAGATTTGCTTAGGCTGCAATCCACTATTTCAGGATCAGCTGCTGCAGACAATCTCTTATCTAGAGATAAGGATGGAGCTGTTTTAATTTTTGAAAATCCATATAGCGATAGCTTAGTTGAGGATGATTCTTCAAAACTTATTCATAATACTACAGTAAAATTATTGAAAACAACAGCGACTGATACTATTATAGATGAGGTATTAGATAGGGATTTTGGGGAGTTATAGTGGCTAGTAAATTAACAGAAAAACAAAAACAATTACTTGATGCTAACATTAGTACTAGAGTAGGTCAAAAGCCTTATGAGGATGGTTTGTGGGGTGAGCAAGGAAATAAAGACTTTGTTCATTTACAATTATTTGACGAAAGTAATAATCTTATAGAATTTAAAAGTGTTCCATCTTCAGAATTTGTTATAAACACAGATAATAATAACATTGAATTTTATCCTGGTAGACATATTAGAGAATTGGGATATCAGAGTGGCGTCTTTAATATAAAATATAACTTTTTAAGAAAATTAGCAGGTGATGAGATGCCTGTGTTGTTACATACAATACAAAAAAATGATACAAAAGTTGGTGATGTTTATACCAATATGAATGCAATATATGTAACAGAGGACTCTTTAGTTTATGCTGCTACAGAAGAAGATTATAAAAATAATCCCACCACTACTGAGCAATTGTCTATAGAAGATTTAACATATCAAATTGATACTATATCACCAAGCAGAACTGAAGTAAGATTAAAATCTAAAAAAATAAATGGATCGTATCAAGATGATTTTATCGATTTACAAACTGCTATAATACTAAAAGAAGTTCAGAATAAGATTAGTTTTATAGGTGGAACGCTGTATGATTCTACACAATTAATTTTAACTTTAGAATCTTCTGGATTTTTATTTACGAAAAAAATGGTTGG